CGGGTGACTTAATAGGGAAAGAGAACACAAGGGTAGTCTCAGGCTTCATTTGATCAGGCTCACAGGGGAAACCCGCCTGAAGCATGTACTGAGCCATAGGGTCTTTTACGTCAGCGCGTACGGTGCGAATGTAATGACTCGAAAATCGAGGGTGAATACCACTAGCACTATTAGTAAGCTGAGAAACAGTACCGCTAGGCTTAACACAAGTAATCGCTGCGCTAGGGTTGACTCCAATTTTTGCCGCCCACTCTCGATTAGTTTCGACACAAACTCTTCGCAGTTCAACCAAATATTCTTCAAGTAGTTCATTTCCTTCTCCTCCAGACAAAATAGAGTGATCCATAATACCTGTCATAGAGACACCCAGAAGAGCTTCTTCTTCAGTGTTCTTGCGCCAGATCTTACGGAGGAATCTAAAGTTAGTTAAGGAAGATTGAAGAGTACCAAGGATCGTTGCGACCTTAGCTTTATCCTTCAGATCTTCAAGTGTATCGCCTTCACGGACGATTATTTCGCTTAGGTTACAGAACTCATTTGGTCTTAAGATGATCTCAGAACAAGGGTTGCAACCGAAGGCGTGATCAGGGTCTCGACGACCATGAGACTCTACGATCTTCTGACAGGCTAAACGAGAGAACATTCCTCGCTCACCAGACATAGAATCGAACAGAGACTTAATTTCATTCAGGTAGAAGTCGAAGTCAGGCTTCTCTTCATATACCGCAGAGTTGTTAGCCAAGGCGCGCTCAGGGTGTTCTACCCACCACTGCCCAGACTTAGCATTACGTAGTCGTTCATCTGTCGGATCAGACAAAGAGATAAGAGCACTACGACGGACACCACCAACAACGATGACTTCAGCAATTTTACACGCAAGGTCATGACACTCCAATGTAGTTAGTTTACGACCAGCAGCACGCTTGAAGGTCTCTACGGTGTAACGCATAAGAGATTCAAGAGGCTGTGGCCCCGATGCACGACCACCGAATGTTCTTAAAGGAGCACCAGCAGCACGTACTTTACTTACGTCCCATGTAGGAACTTGTCCAGAATAAAGCAATGCAATCATCTCTTTCATAGCTTCACACCAACCAATCTTAGAGTCGGCCACTGCTATGACAGTATCACTTGCTACAAATTCTTCTGCTACGAAGGGTAGCTTATTAACATACTTCTTCTCTACTGAGAAGCCCACCCCAGTACCACAGAGTAGAATGTACATAAGCTCAGAGAATGCCAGTGGGCTATCGATAGCGATGTAGCTACAGTTAAAACCTGCTACGTTATCGCGATCAAGCGCCTTACCAGCGGTCATTAAAGTCCTCATAGAGGGCATCACATGGCCGTTATAGACAGACTGAAATACGCCGTCTCCTTCTGCTGAGGTTAAGAGGCCCTTGTCTACCCAGTAATTACTGAGCCTACGACAAGTCTCCTCCCAAGTCTCCCTACGTCCCTCATGGTTCATCCATCGAGCATACCGAGATGCGGCAATAAACTGCTCATAGTTTCCCATGAATTCGGGGTTAGAATTCGTCATTTACTTTTCCTTTTATGTTGTTATAATAGTGATCTTTTTCTGCTTGTGTAATACGGGCGACTTGGAAGTCAGAGAAGGTACCTAGCTGATTAGCCTTCTGATCAATAGTGTCTTGAAGCCGCCACACATGATTCTGACAAACCGGATCTGCTGCCTGCAGCATAGCTACGATAGCTTCATACAAATCTGCAGCTTCCTCGTAAAGGTTCTCTGTGTCTCCTTCACTGAAGGCCGCTTCAATGAACTCTTCCATCTCTTCCTGTAGCTTACTCTTAGCTAACCAGCGTCGGTTAAGCGAAGAAGTAGTTAAGTGCTTATCTGCTAACTCTGGGGGATACCCATGGTGCCTCTCAAATAACTCAGGTACTTTGTTTCTTACCACTTTAAATTTAGACATGATAGCTCCCTTCATTCATTACTATTACTGTTACGTGATTTGTTTGCAGGAACGCGATAGAGTCTCTCTCGCAATCTTCGTAAGCCCCTTCAAACACTACAAGGTCAATTCCAGACATGATAATGGCTTTAGCGCACTCAAAGCAAGGTGCCTTAGTTACGTATAGCGCAGCGCCTTCACAGCTTACAGTAGACCTAGCTACTTTAGTGATAGCATTAATCTCAGCGTGGACTACTTCAGGAAGAGTTACCCCTGAGTCCTCACAAGTATTGTCATAACCCGGAGGGGTTCCATTATAGCCAGTAGAGATTACTTGGTTGTCTTTAACAATAACACAGCCAACTTTAGCTTTGTTAGCTTTACTGTGTACTGCCACATTCTTAGCGAACGACATATAGGTGTCATTCCAATCTAGTTTAGTCATTAGTTTCTCCATACCATTTCATAGGGCTATTCCTAGCGGCCCATTCATCGGCTTTGTGATTGTAGTAGCTCATATACGCCACTACCGTGTTAGCGTGCTTGCACTCGTCAGGTAAGCATTGGGGTGGATCCTGCCACCCGATAGAAGAGATCTTAGAAGGTAGCTGGCTTAGCAACCCCTTCATCTTAGTGATAGTTAAATGGGTCTTATGGTATCGCTTAGTATACTCCTCGCCTAAAGCTAACATCAGCTGGTAGGTATACAGGTAATGCGCATCACTCTCTCGAACCCATACAGCAGAAGGGTGGTTAACATGAGTCTTCTTGTAAACCTGCTCTGCTATAGGGCTTTCAAGCACATGGTGAGCACTACTCAATAACTGAGCACACTCAAGTATCATCTTGACAACATGCTTATCACAGTGTAATCGCGCACACTCTTTAACATCTTCAGATAGATAGAATACATTCATTAGTGAAACCCTATGCTTCGTTTAGTGGCCTGATGTAACTCAGGGGTGGCTTTAATCTTAAGTTCTACTTCTTCCTTAAGCATCTCTATGACACGCTCAAACGTAGGTGTTTTAGGCTCATACAAAGATTTCTCTTTAATTACCTTGAAGTCACCTGTAGTAAGATAGTTTATAGCTGGCATATCCTTGTTACGGAATCGTCTTGGGAAGAATTTCCTAAGAGCTATCTGCTGTTGCTCAGGGGTTAAGTAGCCAAACTTCATCTTCATATAGAACCTGCGAAGTACTGCTGGGTCTAAACTCTTAAGGAAGTTAGTTGTACATATGACGATACCTTCATGGTCATCCAGTGAGGTTAGCAGCTGGTTAGTCATAGTCTTAACATGCTCTTTCTCAGCGGTGAAACGATTAGCTGCGATAGAGTCTACCTCATCAATAAGGAGGATAGAGCCTGTCGTATACGCTTCATTAAAGATCTGAGCAAGGTTCTTCTCGCCTTCACCTACATACTTGTCTTGGATATCCGCAAAGTTTCTCTTCATCAGCGGCAGTTCCAAACGATCAGCAAGATGCTGACCAAGAGCAGTCTTAGATGTACCGGGAGCACCATGGAATAAGCAGGTTATAGAGCTGGGTTGCTCATGTTTAGGCTTACTCAGTATGGCATCCAGTCTGTCTATGAACAACTCAGCAGTAGGTTTAGTGTTAACCAGAGAAGGCTCGAAGGCTACGTCTTTAGAAGTACGAGTAGCCGACTTAGCGGGTTTAACCTGCAAACCCTTACCGTAGCTAATAGAAGCCACTCGTGAGTTAACAGCAGAGCTTGACTCAAGAACCATCTCTTGAACCTGTGTTATCCCTTGGAAGAGCATAAACAACTCTTCTTCAGTCAAATTCACAGAGCTTATCTTGACACTGACACCCTCCACATCCTTCTTAAAGTTCGCCTTACACCAATGGCCAAGGCAGTACTCTCTATCAGAGGCACCCCTCTCAGGGCCTTCAGCGGGAGAGCCACCCATAGCTTCCATAAGTGTCATTACAGCACTTGTTTCAGAGCTAGGGGAGGGAGTGGATCTACCCTCAAGCTCTCGCTTATAGGCAGCAAGTTCAAACCCTAACCATCTGCGAAATGCAGCAGAGCGAACACAAGGTTCAGCAGGGTCATCTGAGATCATCTCAACAATACCTTCTCTTAAGTCATAGCGACCGTAAGCAGGTACAGGGGTTTTACGCAAATGCATGCGATAGTTATCCATGTCTATAACATAGTTACATGGTCGTCTAACGAAATGACACTGTAATGTTTCTCTGCTTAGGAAGCTTTTCACTTCCCTTTTTATTGCAGACATCTCTTCACTTGAAAAACTACTTGTCATAATTTACTCCTATATCTCGACAATTACGTCCGAGTCCTCCACATTCAATGCACTGTTAGTGCCTTCGTGGTTTAGACGTCCGGTGTGATAGTCATACTTAGCTTTACCCGCAGGACCTGTAAGGCCCGTATAGCGGCTCTTAAGTACTGCTAGTTTTACTGTGTTACGTGCGTCAGCGCTATCTGCGTTAAGGTTTCTTGCGAAGCCCAGTACGTCATAACAGATTTGCTTAATAGAACCAGAGCCACGGATATCATCCAGAGTAGGGATAACCCCATCTTCGAAAGACTTACCTGCCTCGCCCATCTTACGTATATGAGAGACAAGACCAACCCACACATTACGACGCTTAACCATTCGACTAATAACGTTCATAGCCTTATCGGTAGCTTCATTACCACTTGTGAGGTTATCGAAACCCTCAGAGGTAAGTAGTGTGATGTGATCAAGGAACAGGTGAGTACAGCCAGAGACAGCCATCCAATCTAGGTGCTCAAGAATATCTGCGCCAAGACTGCAGTCCTCATGCTTCAACAACATAACCCTGTTTGAGCCGAACACCTTGTCAAAGCCAACTTTAAGCTCATCAAGAGGTATCTCTTCTTTAGCGGGGTTCTTATTGATAGCAAGACCAGCAAGCCTACGAGCAGTCTCAGCAGCAGATTCCTCAAGAGAGATAATGCCAATCTTGATGTCTTTGTCTTCGTTGTTCAGGAGGTGGTACATAATCTCCCTCATCATCGTAGACTTACCGCTACCAGTACCAGAAGTGAATAGAGTTATCTCGCCCCTTCGCATACCCTTAGTCTTGTCATTAAGACCGCTAAGGCAGGGAGGGTAGGGGATAGACTCAATCTCTTCGTACGCTTCAAGCTCTTTCCATATGTCTGCTGTTGCCATTATCTGGGCAGGCTTCCATATTTCTGCATCCCATATAGCACGCATAACTGCTTCAGGGCCTAGCTTACTAAGCGCATCACACGCGTCCTTCTCAGGACAATTAACAATCTTTACTTTGTCAGCACCGATAATCTTACACGCCTGCGCTGTTGCTTTCTCTCCCACTTCATCCTTATCAAACCACAGTACGACCTCGTCAAAAGACCGAAGGTACTTAAGGTGCTTGGCAAGGATCTTCTTAGCGCTTTGAGCACCAGTGGGTAAAGAGACTACCGGATAGAACCTCTCGTACTTATCGTACTGAACTTGAGCGATAGCCATAGCATCTAGCTCGCCCTCGGTAACAATGATCCGCTTACCCTTTGCAGGGAACAGACGTTGACCGAATAGCTCTTGGGGTGTAACACCTGAAGGTTCTGATCTGAACTCCTTGGGTAACTTACGAACTTTATGTACCTCTACGGTTTTTCCACTTTCGTCGAAGTAAGGGTACCAGTGCTCAAGTATCTTTCCTCCTTGAACGCTTTCCAACACGGTAACTCCGTAGAAAGAAGTGACTCGCTTGGTAATGTGTCGCTCTCGGAATCCTCTTGTAGCTTTTTGGACGCCTTTAGAAACATTAGTTCGTTGGTAGTTGCTCTTCGCATTCACATCCTCGCTTAGGTCTAATGATTCAAGATCAAGTACTTCTTCTTCTTCTACCTGTGAGGGCTTGAAATAGCTCATACAGGAGAAACAGTAACCATGCCCGTCAGAGTACAGCTGCATAGCATCCGAAGATGAGCAGCCGTCCTGATCGATACATGGTTGGTCTTTCTTTACTACATGCGAGTCATCATCATTCTTCATCCTGCGATCTCCATAGGTAGCATACAGTACCTAGCAGAACCAGAGACAACCATATAGGTGCGGTGAGCACCGTTAGAAAGGTAGCCAGCACCTTGTCATAGAACGTACTCTGTATCAAGCCCTTGGTTGAGGTTGCTGGGTTTGTTGGGTGGGATGAATTTGATTGCTGAGATTTGTCCATTGTAATACTCCCTCTCTTTGTTTTCATCACGTTTACGGAGAACATCTCTGCGCACCTGTTCTTCCACCTCGGCATACACTAGATCTCCTCTGCAGGAATACTCTCCCAAGCAGATGAACCTAACGTGCTTAAGCCCCACTTCTTTAATGTGGTTGGCTAGGTGTACAGATGAGCCTGCATACGTTCTCCAATTAGTTTCCTTACCATAATTACGGCTGGATTTCTTCCCTGCGTGTTTGTACTGTTTTCGGCCAACGTAACGCTTACCAGTTTTAGTACACACAATAAGATAAGTAAAGCCGAAGTACTTCTCGGGTGACATCTCTGCATGAAATTCCCAGTGTCCATTGTGAAAGTGCTCGTCAGATTTCAAATTTTTCATCTTTAACAGTCCTGATCCAGATCAGGTCCCCCGTGAGTTGAAGTTCAGATTTCCATTTAGTAGCATAGTGCTCTTTATAAGCGCCTATTACCGCGTTACGCCTCTTCCCATAGGGGACACCTGCTAAAATGTTTTCTGCTCTCTTCGCTCCGATACCCTTAAGTCCGGGTATGTCGTCTGCGCTATCTCCCATCAGTAGTTGTTTGTTAAGAAGATAATCTGCTGTATCCTTGTCAATCTCTACAAGAGTACCCTTTCGGATATTGTAGTGTTTTCCGGGGATAGTCAACAGGTCTTTATCGATAGAAGCAATAACCCAATCAGTACCTTCATTGCGGCATTCCTCTGCCCATTGAGCCAGAAGATCATCAGCTTCCTGACCCTCTGCCTCAATAGCGTCATGGGCTTCAATGAGATAATCTCTCAGAGTTTTAACCATAGACGCTTGCTCAGGGGTACTCCTTCGAGACCCCTTGTAAGAAGATAACACGTTGTCTCGGAAGTTATTAGGTCCCTTGACAGCGATAAGACATTCATCTGTGAAAGCTGCATCACAGATATCTTGTACCAGAACGTCCATATTGGCTTTAGCCTCTTCGACAGTAACGTTCCAACCAGCAATGTAAGCCAGAGGATCTCCATCTATAAGGCACTTCATTACGCAATACCGTACGTGTTAGCACGACGAATGATACGAGCGCGATGCTCTTCAAAGTGCTTGTTACCTTGACGGTAAGTGATTTGCTTAGCATTCTGCTTCCAGAATAGAGTCACCAATTGCTCTACTGAGTCATAAGACCAAGTAGCGGAAGGGGTAGCGTAGGATGCGTAGCGGTAGTATGCGTGGTTACGTGTGTTCATATTGTTTCTCCAGTAGTTTCTGTCATGCCTAATTCGTATCGGCGATAGTGGTTTAAAGCACCCTTTACCATTAGAGGGTATTCCCCTAGGTAGGTGCCAGCAGTTAAGTCTTCAGTGGTTAAAAGGTGTTTATGAGGGTGGGTTAGACCCTCTATGTTCTCCAGAAGCCATTTGGCTAGGAGGTCGAATTGCCAATCACCTATGATGTTGTCATCTTCTACATAGTATGAGTATGCAGACATGAGGTACATAGAGATTGGATTGTAGTTCGTAGGACATTCCATAGTGCGCCTTAATCTAATGAGTATCGTACCAATTGTCTCCAATAAGTGACTCACCATCCATGATCATCACACCAAATTGCTTAGGAGCCTCTTTAAAGGCCTCAGCAGCAATCTCAGCAACACGCTTAGCGTCTTTCTCTGCGGCGTCCAGCTGAACTTCATCGTGGTAGAATGTCAAAGGGTGAACATCAAGGTTCTCTTCTTTAAACTTCTTCATCATGTAAGACACTGCTGCTTTGCAGGTTATTGCTTCACAAGATTGAAGTAGAAAGTTAAGAGCTTTGTGATCTGAGTCAGTGAAGATTTTACGACCATCGATAGCAGGGATATAGCCAAGCTTAGCGTCATTAGCTGAAGTCTGAGCAAGTACGGCCTGAACTCTGGAGGTTAATTGTCCAAGTCCCGGTGTACCCGCAATAAACTTCTCTTTCATCTGAGCGCCTAACTTGTTATCTCTCTTGCCTGACAGGATCAAACCTAGTTTACCTGCACCACCACCGAATAGGAAGGCATACAGGAAGGGTTTAGCCTTAGGTCGTGAGACTCCAAGAATGTCAGCATTGCGCTGGTGTACATCTCCGTTGATCACTTCGTTAGTGAAATCAGCGTTGTCTAGGTAGTGACACAATGCTCGCATCTGGTTACCAGAGGAGTCAGAGCCAACTACCTTACGTCCCTCTTCAGTGATGAAAAGCTGACGCATCTCTTTACCCCAACGAGCGTTAGGAGAAGGTACATTAACAATTACGGAATGTCTTGCCCGAGCAGTCGGAGTACCGATAGTAAAGCAAGAACCGTGAAGACGCCCGTTATCGTCCAGAGCAGCAAGCCACCCAGCAAGGATACTATGCCTGCTACGAGTAGTGTAGTAAGTATCGATAAGCTTACCCACTTCACCAATGACCTCAAGGCTTGGAGTGCATAGCTTGGGGCTACCTTTAATAAATTGCCCAGTCTTGAGACGTTTGAAGTTATACTCCAAGGGCTTCCATCCGTTACCATACAAAAACTCCTTAACGTAATCTAAGTTACCCATGTCGGGTTGCATTATCTCGATACGGCTATAGTCACCGCCGAGGGGCATATTGGTTAGTGCAGACTCTTGGGTTACCCCAAAGTAATCTGCTACGTTCTTAGGGTAGAACCCATTCTTGTTGTGCTTAAGTTCTTTGGGTTCCTTGTCCAGCCTTCTAAGCTTAAGATTGAGTTGTGGCTCAATCCTACGCTCAATCCCAGACATTTCTTCTTCCATCTGATCCATTAACCCAAGCGCTTTCTCCTTGTCGAACAACCAGCCGCGCACCTCAGCTTCCATACAGAATTGTGCTACATCATGCTCATGACGAAGACTCTTCTTAATCTCTGGCTTCTTAGCAGCGATAACTCGCATCTCAGTAACTAGTAGATCATATGTAAGCTTGTTGATACGTACGTCTTCTCTACAACGGTGTAGCATCTCTTCTGAGTACTGAGACCAGTCTTCATGCACTGGTTTAGGTACCTTGAAGTACTCACCGAACTTAGCTAAGGCGTGGCGTTGACTAAAGCGCTGATAGTTAAGTACCCGCGACATTATAAGTGTGTCTACGATCGTTGGGCCTTTAATCTCCCAGCCTAATACCTGCTTAAGCGCAGGGATATCGTAGCCTATGATGTTGTGACCTATAAGTGACTTAGCGCTGTTCAGAAACGCTAAACCTTCCTGTAGGTCAGGGTACTCTTCGTTGTAGTCTGTAAATATGAACTCTTCGTCTGTGTCTGCGTCTCGGCAAACCAGCATCCAGATGTCCGTTAATTCAGGGAGCAATCCATTTCCCTCTAGGTCCCATACCAACTTTCTACTCATTGCTGCCTCCATTTTTAGGGGTGCTGTAGTGTTTATTAAGATAAGCCAGTGCTCTCTCTAACCCTGCAACGTCGTCACCTAACTTGCCGATGGCGGTGTTGCAATTCCAGCAGAGAACACCTCTTATCTTACCTGTGTCGTGATCATGGTCTATTTGGCGTTGTCTGTTGTGACTACGTCCCGGACCACTGCCTCCTGTGTATAACTCCTCTTTACAAATCTCACAATGTGTTTTAGAGTAGCAGGTTTCCAACTCAGTAAAGTCAGTATCAAATTTGAATACCACCCTGCTGAATCGGTTGTACTCAGGGTGTCTGAGGCAATCTTCACAATACTTCCTGCGTGTTGCCTCTGGTCTTGCTTTCTTTACTAGAACCACTTTTCTACAGCCGGGGCAAGAGGTGGTCCTCTCTACTCTACTCTTCATG